GCTAATGGTGAAACGCCTGTTGAGTTCCAATATCTGCAACTTGACCCTGCAACATTTAAATCAGGATGGGGTAGGTATACAAGAGCAGATGGTTTTGAATATCAATGGGATGAAAAATTTGGTGTAGTTAGTTCTAAACCAGCAGAGGATTTCAAAAGAGCATTTAGTGCTTGGGTATTTCCTCAAGGAGCACAACATGCTTACTTATGGCAAAGATTTACCTACGCTGAATCAAGTGCATTTAATAGCTTGTTAGCTACATTTTGGAATCAAATGGATGCTAGTTCTACAAGTTTACCTGTAGTTAAATTTGAGGGTTCAAAACCAATTCAAGTAGGTATGGGTAATTCTTCAGAACTAACCTTTAGCTTTGCTAAATTTGCACCTAGAAGTCCTGAGTTTATAATACCTAGTTGGTATTTAGACCAAGAAGCACCAGTAGAGGACACATTTAAAAGTCCTAATGATGGTCTTAGCGATAAAGTTGCTGAGATGGTAAATCAGAATGAATTAACAGATGATGATATTCCATTCTGATGCAACAAGTAGACTGGCAAAGAATAGCACCTGAAGTTGCAAAGCAATTACTAGGTGAACCTACTAGCACCTCATCTAATGAGCTTAGATGGGGTCGCAAGGGTTCTTTTGTTCTTAACTTAGAAGCTGGTACTTGGTTTGATTTTGAGAATGATAAAGGTGGTGGATTAATTGATTTAATCAAACACATGAATCAAGATGTCAATTCTATTTTAAAACAGTTTGGTTATGACTTAGCACTACATTCAAATGACTCCTTATTAAGCGGTTTCAACCCCCCTATAAGCAAAACCGCAAGTAGTGCTAGGTCATTCACTAGAGAGCAGATGATTGACCTTTACAAACAAGCAGTTGTGAAGGTCAAGTATGCTGATAACTTTATGGTTTTAAGATTTCCTGAAGGACATTTTATTAAGCAAAAATACGCACCATTTACCCTTAATCCTGATAGTAGTTGGTCTATGAAGCGACCTGAAGGCTTACTTCCTATTTATTACACAAATAAGTACCCTGACAAGGCTATTATCATAAATGAAGGTGAGAAGGCTCTTAGGGGCTCAGAAGCGATTTATGAGGGTGATAGTTGTACTTGGCATGGTGGAGTCAATTCTTGGGAAAAAGCAGATTGGAGTCCTATATTTGGCAGAGATGTTTGGATATTTCCTGACAATGATGAAGCTGGCATTAAGTGTGCAAATGACATAGCTAAGATGCTAAAGAAGAATGGTTGTAAAGTAAAAGTAGCACAACCACCTGAATCATTTAATGAAAAAGATGATTTATATGATGCATATATAAGAGGTGATTTTAAAGAGTCAAAAGATTTAGAAAACTACATTAATGCTAATGAAGTGCAAAGACCAAGAGGTGCTTTATATTTCCAAACAGTCAATGAGATTATGGATAAAATGACTGAGCCTGACTGGTTAGTAGATAGGTGCATAGAAAGAGCTACAGTTACAAGTATATATGGAGCACCTAAGAGTGGTAAGTCCTTTATAGCTATTGCTATGGCTTGCTCTATTGCATCAGGTAAAGATTTCTATGGATTTGATACTAAACCATCTACAGTGCTTTATTTGGCTGGTGAGGGGCATACTGCAGTTGCTAGACGTATAAAGAGTTTTGAGCAGTTTTATAGTAGAAGTTTAGATAAAGCACCATTATTAATATCTAATAGGGGTTCAAGAATAGGTGATGATGCTGAATTTGCTATGTTGCAAGAAGTTTGTAGAGATATAGAACGTGAATATGGCAACGTAGGAATGATTATTGTGGACACCTTAGCTAGAAACTATGGACTCAATGAGAACAGCACTGAGGACATGAATAAGTTTATACAGCGTATTGATGAGCTAAAAGAGGAATTTAAAGCATCTATGGTTATAGTGCATCATACAGGTCATGGTTCTAATGGAAGAGCTAGAGGTAGCTCAGTATTACCAGCAGCTCTTGATTATGAATTTAGAGTAGATAGAGATAAAAATAGTGATGATAAGGCTATGCTTGTTACTTTAAAGCAAACATTAGTTAAAGATGGTACGCCTATTGATGATTTATATTTCCAATTTAAAGAACTTAATCTACTTGGATATGAGGGTGTTACATCAGGTGTATTAGCTTTAACTGAAGAAAGACCTAAAACAAGCATATATACGCCTGCTAGAGTAAAAACAATTGAAGCAATTGAAGAGTATCAAAAAGAAAAGAATCCAAATAATCCTATAGATGTTTGGGTAAAAGTTGGTGTTTTAGCAGAAATTATGGATATAAAAAGACCTACATTATCAGGTAGATTAAAAGATATGCTCGAACTAAATATGATTAATTATGATGAAAGAAAGGGTTATCAAGCAAAAACTTGGGATAATCAGATTTTTGAAGCTAAAGGAGAATATTAAAATGGTTTGGTTTTGGTTTGGTTTTGGTTTGGTTTTGGTTTGGTTTTTTAGCCAAATTATCAAAAAGTTGGTTGGTTTGGTTTGTATTTCTAATACAACCAACCCAAACCACTATGTAATTCGAGTATTATGACCAAACCAATAAAAACATATTTAGATGAAACTTTAGAACAAAAGTTAAAAGAATTAAGAACTTATGAACTTGATACTTATGTTAAGTGGGGTAATCGAAAACGTATCTTCAAAATGGTAGGTGTTAATTTTGAGATTAAGTTTTGTAGAGCAGAACAAATGCTAAAAGAATCTTTACAAAACGATTCTACACAAAAGAAACTAAAAATGGTTGAAATGATGTTAAGAGCTTATGAGCAATTAAATATCAAATGTGAAGAAAGTGGATATATACAAATACAACCAAATGCTAGATGTTTTAACTTTGATAATAAAACAGCTTTGATTTGTGATACTGATGCTGATAAACCAGTATTAGAAAAAATACACAAAGATGAAAAAGATATGGTGATATTTAGCGTAGAAGAATTATTAAGATGTTTACCAAAAGATTTTATGCAAGCAAAAGTATTGCTATCTAAATTAGATAAGTCAGTAAACATACAGAAGGTTACTTATGTCTAGGTTAAATGAAATTAAAGAATTAAAAGTTAAATTAAAGGAAAATGAATTACTTATTAAAGCATTAGATTTATTAATAGATAAACAAAAAATAGATTTGCAAAATATGAGAAAAGAATTAATAGCACAAATGGAGAAGAAATGAAAAACTTAACCAAATCTGAAGAAATTTTTATTGTTTGTATGGAAGAATGCGGTGAGCTAATACAGGCTTGTAGCAAAATGATAAGAACTAAAGGTAAATTAAAATATATATTAAATTTACAAGATGAGATTGGTGATGTCGTTACTATGATAGAGATTATGAAAGAACATGGATTTTGTAATGAACAACAAATAAATAAAAGAATGCAAGAAAAAAAAGAAAAGTTAAAAAAATGGTCAAATATTTATGACTAAGTGGCATGGTGGTAAAGGGTCAAAACGTAGACCTGAAGATAAAAAGAAGATTGATGCTAACTGGGAAAAGATATTTGATAAAAAGAAAAAGGAAAAGAAGAAGTGAATAGATTTGAAGATGATAAGCAATATAAAAAAGGACTAAAAGGTGAGAATCTAATATTGAAACAAATACAAAAAAAATATCCTAATGCAAAAAAAATAGATGGGTATTTCAAAGATTATGATATTCAAATACCTGAAATACAAAAAACTGTAGAAATAAAAACTGATTTTACAACTTCTACTGGTAATGTTTTTATTGAATTTACTTGCAATAAAAAACCTTCAGGTATATTAACTACAAGAGCTGATATTTGGGTTTACATTTTAGAAAGTAAGAAATTTTGGATTAAAACAGATAATTTAAAAAAATGTATTAATAAACATAATTGTTTAAATTTAGTTTGTAATAAAAATATATTAGGAAAAGACATACAAGGATTCCTTATACCTTTATATATTTTCCAAGAATATTGTTTTGATATTAAAGATTTAACTGAGGAAGAATCATGCCAATTAAACTAAAACCAAGTGCAAAGATTAGAGATAGAGCTACAGGTAAGATAACTACTGAGCATTACTATCTAAAGTGTATGACACTAAAAGAACTGAATGATTACATTGAATCGCCAAGTTCTAAGAAGAAAGTTATACAAAAATGTAAGAATGAAATAATAAGGAGAGAGAAATGAATGACCCAGTGAATCATCCACTACATTACAATAAAGGTGGATTAGAATGTATTGACTATATCAAACAACAATTAGGCAGAGAATTCCCTGCTTATCTTGAAGGTAATGCAATTAAATACTTGCACCGCCATAAATACAAAGATGCCAATATACAAGACTTACAGAAGTCTGTTTGGTATATTAATAAGTTAATAGAACATTACGAGAACTTATGAAGATAGATAAACAAAAATTAGAACAGAAGATTAAAGAAGGCAAATCATCACATGATATAGCTATGACTTATGATGTGCATCCATCTACTATCAGAAGGAAAGCTAAAGCATTAGGTCTAAAGTTTCAAACACAATCACATTGGAGAAAGGGATGAGGTTATCCATAAAGCACAACATTGATGAAGTTACTAGAGGTATGAGTAGTATTCAAAAGAAACAAATACCTTTTGCTACTATGCTTGCATTAAATGATACAGCTTTTGATTTGCAAAGAGTTTATAAAGCTCAGACAAAACAAAAGTTTGACCAACCAACCCAGTTTACACAAACAGGTTTTGCTGTACAAAAGGCTAAGAAAACTGATTTAACTGCTGTTGTTTATGTTACTGAGAAACGCGAAGATTATATGAAGTTGCAAGTTGATGGTGGTGTAAGACATCCTAAAAACAAAGCTATCATCATACCTAATAGAAGCAACTCAGACGAGTTAGCTAAGTACAGGTCAGGCAACTTAACAAAGGGTGCTGTAAATAAATTAAAGAAACAAAAAGATAAATATTTCTTTGGTGTACCTAAAGGTAATCAAGGCAGTGAAGGTATATGGGAAAGATATGGTAGGACTGCAACTGCTAGTGTAAGTGGTGCAAGGATAAGACAGGTAGCTAAGTTATCTAAACAAGCTAAGTATAAAGCTCTATTCCCTTGGACTTCAATTGGTAATGGCGTAGCTTTCTCAAGGTCAAAAGGTTTTGATTCACACTTTGCAAAGCGATTAAGATTCGCATTGAATACAGCACGATGATATTTGTAGGTTCTTTCCAACAACCAACTATGGGTAATTGTACAGCTCAGTCTTTCTCTAGCGACAAACGAAATTTAATAGGGTAATAAACGCATTATATGGCTACACAAAGAGAGATTGCAGACCACTTGGATTTATCAGTCAAAAGAGTCTCAGAACTCATTAGAGATGGCATATTCCCATCAAAACAGGGTAGAAGTCCTCTAAATATAGATGTTTGCAGAGTTGCATACATCTCGTACCTTAGAAAACTTGGTGGTTATCACAAAAGAAGCGGTACTGGTGATATTGCAGAAGAAAAAACCAAACTAACTGCTGCTCAAGCTAGAAAAGCAGAGTTAGAAGTAGAAGAACTAGAAGGCAACCTAATACCAGCACAATTAGTTGAAGATACTTGGGTTGATTATGTATCTAATGCAAGAGCAAAGCTATTAGGACTACCTTCAAGAATCGCACATCAAGTAATTACTGTAGATAAGTATGCTGAAGCAGAATTAATAATAAAAGAACAAGTGCATGAAGCACTAAACGAGTTAGCTCAAAATGGAATACCTCAAAAATATAGAAAA